AGAATCTATTAATGAATGATGATTACACACTTCCTGAATCATGGTTAGATGATGTTGTTGGTAAACAGTTTATGGTTTGTAGTTATAAAACAAATAAAATGAAAAAAACTGGTAAGAATTTCTGGAACACATATCAAATTGTTGCTCCAGCAGGATCACCAGCAGGTACATTAAAAAATAAAGTAATTAAAGATGTACAAGATGGTTGGATTAAAGATGCAGCAGAAGATGATTCTAGTCCTTCTTTTACCGCTCCATCTACACCACCACCTACAGTTACACCTACTAATGTTGACACAAGCTTTGACATTTAATTATGAAAAAGCCAACTGTAAGTCACATTATTAAAGAATGGTTGAGTAACAGATTGGAAAGTGGTATAGATACAGTGGCATCCCACGAAATCGAAACTACATTAGTCGAGTATGGCAAAGAGTATTGGGGGAGACAACATTCCCCTAGTACTTGGAGCAGAGCTTGGAGAACATTAAAAGCTGGAAACGAACTCGATGAAATAGATGTTACGTCCATTGAACCCATTAACACTGAAAGTGCGGAGACTACATGGAGAATAAAAACTGGTACATAGAATACGCAACTGGAAGTATTAGTAATCGTAATCAATTGTGCAAAATAAACGAATTTGCAGAAATAGCAAAAAACAATATTGGTAAAGAAATATATAGATCTATGTTTTTATATGATGAAACTATTGTTGACTTTGTATCTAAAAATCAAACAGTAGTTGGTTTTAACGGTGTACAAAGCATAGATAAACTTGTTGTTGATGTTGATTATATAATTAATGATAACGAACTAGGAAACCAAACACGTAAAAAAGTAATGGATGTAGTAGATGTAATGGAAAAACTAACTATAGATCCTACACATTATAACCTTTGGTTTTCTGGTAAAGGTTTTCACATTCATCTAGCAAACGTATATGAGTTTAAAGATTCAAATCAAATAGCAAAACAAGTACGTGCAACTATGCAACGTGATTTTGGGGAGCATATTGATTTAATCTACGATAGCAGAAGACTTATACGTGCTGGATTTTCATTAAATAAAAAAACTGGATTATATAAAATTCCTGTTTCTTTTGAAGAGTTAGAAACTCTTAGTTATCAACAAATTGCAGATTTGGCTAGAGAACCTAGACAAGACTACAAACCGCATAGAATAAAACAAGAAAAACTAGATGCATTAGAAGCAATGGACATGAGTCGTAAAAACATTGCAGAAATACGTAAAGTATTTGATAATGCTAAAGGTGAAACCACTCGTTTTATTACATGTGCTCAACACATATATAATGCTGGACACGTACCAAGTAAAAGACATAAACACTTATTAGCTCTCGTGAGCATATGGCGTAAAAAATACGCATTTGATAAAGTAGGTTGTGATTTTCTTGCTCGTGCATATATGTCAAACATGGATAAACCTTTACCTTCTGTTGAAGTAAGCAAAATAGTAAGTGACGTATTTAAGAATGATTACTATTATGGTTGCAATCATCCAGATTTACAACCATATTGTGATAGTAAATGTATGTTATATAAATACAAGAACTTAGACGAAGAAGCAAACGTATTAACAGCAGAAGATATGATTAACAATCTAATTGACCATTATCAATCTGACTATACAAATAGACAATTTGATCTAAAATCAGTATTTCCATTTATGCAACAATCACACTTGTTTACTACAGGTCAACTAGTAACATTAATTGGAGACACTGGTTTAGGTAAAACTGCTTTTGTAAGTTACTTGATAACACAATTACCACATCTTAAAACATTATTTTTATCATTAGAAGTTGATGAGTTTACAATGTCAAGAAGGCTGCTTCAAGCTTCTTTAAATAAATCAAAACCTGAAATCATACAATTTCTAAAAGATAGAGATATGGATTTAATACGCAAAGCAAATGAAAAAATAGATCACATTAAACTTGAATGTAGTAGTCCAGACATACAAGATTTAGCAAGTCATGTGTCAGAACATGAAGCTAAAATATTAGTAGTAGACACAATAGATCGTGTTCCTGCTAAATATGCTGGTAAAGACGATTTTGCTAGACAGGAAGTAATAGCAAATGGTTTAAAGGATTTAGCAATGCAAGAAGATATAATGGTAATAGCTGTACATCATATTTCAAAATCAGCCTCGTTTAATCTAAAGCAAACTAACACTTTAGATGTGCATAGTGGTAAAGGCAACAGTGCCATAGAACAAAAATCAGACCAGTTTATCACATTTACAGGAAAGAATCCACGAGGAAAACAACGTGTTGTAAAGTCTGTCAAAGCTAGAGATGAATCTACATTTGAGATATTGCTCAATTTTGATTGGAACACATTTACTTTTGACAAAAGAAACTAAAAACCGTAAGGCACAGACTAGCAATTTGTGCCTTATTACACATACAAAAGGTATTAAGATGGCTATTGTAGAAATACATATAAAAAATAATACAATTGAAAAAGTATCTGGTGAGAATACAATTGTATATATTCACGATCACGATTCAAAAATAACTACAACAATGTTATTTAAAAAACAGGAACAAAAATATGAACAACGGACACGTACTAACTCTCTTTGGTTTTCCGATATTGAAGAGATTGTTAATAAAAAATAAAGAACATACAACATATAAAATAACTTTATTTAGAATCTTTATGATTAGTGTAGGTTTTTCAACATATCAAGGAGAAAACATACACGTAATGCTAGGATTTACTAAATTAGAGTTATTTACTTCATTTACAATTAAAAATAGGTGGTTACGATGAAAAAACCAACACAAATAAAACCAATGCCAAAAAATAAACGTATGGCAAATCTTATAGAGAATTTAGCAAATTTAGAAGCTGCTGATTATGACAGATTAAGCAATGATGGAAAAGAATCATTGGGTAAAATATGGAATTTATTAGGTATGCCTAGTCAAGAAGCATTAAATAAGGATAAAAATAATGAAAAAAAAGATTAAAATTGGTAATTGGGTAACATTTAAAGCAGACATAGAACAAACTGGTAAAGTTGTCGCTATTAAAGGTTCTGGAAGATACGCTATGTTAACTTTATCCTCAGATGACACTTATGGTTTTGACGGAGATTATCTTAACGGAGAAACTGTTGTTGAAATGGAAGCTAAAAGATGTTGGTTATTTGAAGATGAGTCTTATGAGTGCTAAATCATCAAAAGCAAAAGGTAGAAGATTGCAAAATTTAGTACGAGATAAACTTAGATCTAAATTTACTATCTTAGAAGAAGATGACATTAAATCTCAAACAATGGGGATGACAGGAGAAGATATAGTTCTTTCTCCTGCTGCACGAAAATTAATACCGTATTCTATTGAATGTAAAAACGTAGAAAAACTAAACATCTGGAAGTCGTTAAAACAAGCAGAAGCAAATGTACATAAAGATGCAACTCCTGTATTAATTATTACTAGAAACAACACACCAGTTTACGTAATAGAAGATATAGATAAATGGTTAGAAAGAATTTAAAGATATGACAGTCTTTAAATACCTTTTAGTCCAATTATAGCTTAGCTTAGGATAATAGGTAAAAAGGTAGCAAATGAAACAGTAAAGGGCACAAGGTTGGCGTCTTAGTGCCCTTTATAACTATTTTAACATAGGAGTTACAAATGATTAATACTAAAAATAAAGTATCAGAAGAACAATTATGGAAAAAATATGATATAGTAATTGATGCTTTAGATAAAATAATAACAACTCACGCAGATAGTGGAACACTTAAAAATATAGCTAAAAAAGCTATAAAAGATTCAAAGCTAACGTTAGGAAATTAATAATGGAATATTATAAACCTAAAGAAAATTGGTTATTAAAAGGAGAAGTACCAGAAAAAAGAAAAAAAAGTAATAAGAAGTACACATTAAAATATTGCATTAAATGTGAAAAAACATGGGAAATAGATTGCACTAAAACGACAATGAGATATGGAAGCTTACCTACTTATGGATTAAAAAGAAAAACTTGTAAATATTGTAAAAAGGAAAACAAATGAACATTGCAAAATTAAAAATAGACAAAAGAGGAAGAATAAGTCTTCCACTTCAATTTCTAAAAGCTAACAATATAATACCAGATGAGGTTGAAGTAGTAATTAAACCAACTAATTCTGATTTTATAAAACTATATTTTGACAAAAAGGAGAAAAAATGACACCATATATATTATATGAAATAGCAACAACGCAAGTGTTTGATAATTTATTTATTGGATTTTGCATTGTAATCTT